ACTCGAGAAACTTGATCTCGATGGTCCACTCGCCGCTGTCGGTCTGCTCGGGCTGCATCACCTCGGCCGCCGCGACGGCCTTGATGTCGAGCGACTCCAAAAGCGGGTGCCAGATGTCGAGCACGCCTGAGTCTTTGCCGTTGCCACCGCGTCGCGTCGGGAGCTTGTCGACGATGGGCTTGAACGCGTACCAGCCCTCCCAGTCCTCGACCGAGTAGAGGCGCAGCTTGACCGAGAAGTGCGCGAGCCCGCGGCCCTTGAAGACGCTGAACGCGCCCGAGATGCCAAACCCCTCGCGCTCGTCCCAGCGCCGCACCGAGGACGCGCCCGACACGTCCGCGAGGCCCGGCGACTTGACGTCGGACAGCTTGATGTAGTCGCACGGCTCATCGATCGGGTTCCAGGTCATGCTGGCGACGCTCCGATCTCGATGGCGACGCCCTCGAGCACGCGCATGAGCTCGCGCTTGATGTCGGCGGCGATGGACTGGGCCTGCTGACCGTCCTGCGCCGTGACGTTCACGTCCCCGACGTTGATCGTGATCGTCTTCTGCGCGCTGTTTGGCGCAGGCGCACCAGCCGGCGAGCTCGGCACGGCCGGAATGCTCGGTGCGTCGACGATATTGGCCACGGCACGGCGCGCACCTGGTGTTCCCGCCTGAACGCCGGCCGTCACGCCTTGCGGAAGGCTCAGCCCGAGCTTAGCAAACACCTTGGAGGGCGACGAGATGCCCAGCGTGCTCTTGAGCGCGTTCATGGCGCTCGTGCCGAGGTCGGTCACGGCGTCCACAACCCACTGCGCGCCCGCCTTGAGGCCGTTGACGATGCCATCGACGATGGCACTGCCGAGCGACTTCCAGTCGATCTCCTTCCACAGCCGGTAAAGCTGGTAGCCCGCCGCGATCACGGCGCCGATCGCGACGGCGGCGAGGATGAACGGCGCGGCGAGGATGAGTCCCTCGATGGCCAGCGCTCCCACGGCCACGACAGCCGCCCAAATGAAGGGCAGTGCAGCCACAAGCGCGCCCACGATAAGCGCCCCAGTCACGACAAACGCCGCGCCGATCAGCTTCACGGCGATCGTGCCGAGCTTGAGTGCGGCGTTCTGCTTGTCCATGTTGCTGAGGACGTCGCTGTCCCCGAATGCCTCGCGCCACCACTTGCGCACCTTCAGCAGCACGATGCTCAGCTGGAGCGCGCCGATGATCAGGCCCTGAAAGAAGCGCTTCACCAGCGGGCCGAGGTACTCCACGGTCGCGATCATCGGCTTGAACATGACGGTCACGATCGTTTTCAGCGCCTTGCCGCTGTACGTGCTCTGGGAGAATAGGTCCGTGATGCCTTTGAGGGCGGCAAGTACGGGTTCGAAGTCGATGCCGGTGAACAGCGCGGCGTAGGACTCGTGCAGCTTCTGCGACTGCACATCCAGGTCGAGCATCTGCCGCGCCGCAATGCCGCCGAGGCGCGCCTTGACGTCGTCCGCAAGCGCCTTGACCGACCGTCCGGCCAGGTTCGCGCCGGCGGCCCAGCCCACGAACGCACTGGCCGCCGCGTCGCCCTGCACGCTGGCCTTGATGGATGCCGCCTCGAGCGCCACGGCGAGGTTTTCGCCGCGTAGCCCCGCCTTGTAGAGCTGCTCCGAGTACTGGCCGACCTTGTCACGACCGAGCGCACTCGAAGCGCTGACACGATCGATCGCGCCTTGCATCTCGGTCGCGCTGCCTGCCGCAATGCCATACCAGTTACGCATCTTGGTCAGGCCCTCGAGGCGCAGGAGCTCGGCCCGCGCCGCGTTGCCCTGGGCGAGCCCGTACTTGAACAGACTTGCCACGGCGGCGACCGTAGCGGCCGTGAGCGCGACGACGGCCAGCGCAATCGCAGCGACGCCGAGCGCGATGGCGCCCCCGGCGAGCATGCCTTTGAGCGCGGCGAACTGGGACGCGATGGCGCCGACCGGGCCGGGCAACGCCTGCGCGTCCTTCTGCATCTTGGCGAAGGCCTCCTTGGCGGCTTCGCTCTTGCTCTTGACGCCGTTGAGCGAGCCGCCGAGCGAGATGTACGAGGACTGCGCCGCGGCGATGGACTGTTTCTTGGCGTCGATCTGCTGCTTGAGCGCCTTGAACTGGGCGATGTTGACCGAGCTACCACCTTGGAGGTTCTTCATCGCGGCTTGCATCTGTCGCAGCGCCGCGTTGTCGGCCTGGATGGACGCTTGCAGCTTCTTGAGCGCGCCGGCGGCGGTTTCGGCCGTCTTGCTCGTGCCGTCCTGGAGGTTGACCTCGAATGTCGCCTCTGCGTCCGCCTTGCCCATCTGACTAGCCTCCGCTCGACAGTCCCTTGCGTATCAGACTGAGATCCCGAATCGCCTCGGCCATCCACACGGCGCCCACGTACGCCCTGACATAAGACCCGTCGACTTCCTCCGGCTCCGTGCCGAGCGCTGCCAAGAGACACGAGGCGGCGACTCCGAGATCGTCGCGCGTGCTCGCCAGCAGCGCGCTTATTTTCCCGCGGCCGCCCCCACTTTCACGCCCGCGAGCGCGCACGCGACGTTGGCCAGCGGGATGAGGATGCCGGGCTGTTCCTGGATGTAGCGGTCGAACTCGCTCTTGTCGGGATGGACGAGGCACGAGCGCACGAGCTTTTCGCACTCCACGTGGTTGTACTCGCCCAGATCTTGAAAGCGCCGGAACAGGACGTGGTTCGGCTTCTTCAGGATCACCACGCCGAGCGTCGTCGGGTAGGTGTTGATCTTGCCGCCGAGTTCTCCATGCTCGGCAATCGCCCCCTCGATCGCTTGCTCGTCCCGGAGCGCGCGCTCCTCGGCCTCGACCTCCGCGACCAGCGCCGCCGCCGCTTCGCGCTTGTCGCGCTCCTCGGCAATGCGCGACCGCTCGAGCCGCGCGTTTTGCAGGCGCTCGCTGAGTGCGATCTCCGAGGGCGGCAGCACGGCGACGTTGTCTTTCCAGTTGGGTACGTTGCTCATGGCAGGCCCTTACTTGCGTCGAACAGCGTCAAGCCGTTGCGCAGGATGTAGAAGTAATCGAACTCGAGCTCGCCCTTGAGTGGATCGGGGCCCTCCTCGTGCGAGGTCGTGTCGCCCACGATCACGCACCGCACCAGATCGATGTGCAGCGGCAGCAGGTCGCTTTCCACGTACTGGACGGTGATCAGAAACGCGGCGTTTCCGTACGAGATCTTGTCGGGTGACAAGCTTGCGAGTTTTTCGCGCAAGGCGTGCACGGCGTCGAGTGTGCCGCCGAGTTTTCCGGCTTCCGTGGTGTACTTGCCGGCCGAGCGCCCACGCGGGACGTGGTGGCGCGCCATGCCGTAGCCTTTGACGCGCTCGCGCTTGTCGCCGTAGGTGATCGAGTTGAACCCGCTGAACAGGTCGCCGTCGACCTTGCAGATGATCGATCCCCACGAGAACAGATTGCCGTTGATTCTGATCTGGTCGGACATGGTTTAGACCGCCTGCACTTGGAGCGCCGGGTTGAGAAACCCGACAGTCAGGTTGATAAACTCGTTGTACGCCAGCGGGATGATCCGCGCGTCGCCGGTGAGCGTCTTGGTCGAGAGCAAGTTGTCGACCCGCGACAGCGCGAACGTCACGGCCGAGGCCTTGGGCTTGGCCATGATCAGCGCGCGCATGGCCTCGCGCGCACCGGCCTCGATCTCGAGCGCTTCCTCCTCGAGGATGAACCCGGTCGCGGCACTCACCAGGACGGGCTTATTGAGCCGGCGCCGGAAGTAGCTTTGAAGCGCGGCATGGCCGAGGTTCATGACGCGCCGATGGGCGAGCAGCTGGTAGTCCGAGCCGCCCGGCGAGAAGATGCGTGGCCGGTTGATGTACACGCCCGACTCGCCCTCCCAGGTGCGCAGGACCGTGAAGCGCGCATCATCGAGACCGGGGTTGATCGACTCGTCGTGTTCGTCCGGGTTGCCGTTGACGTCGCGAATCGACACGCCGATGAGCCCGCCGAGCGTGACGTCCGCCGCGTTGACTTCTTCACTCTGCGACGCCTCGACGGCTGCCACAGTCAGCACGATTGGCCGCCTGTACTTTCGGCCAGACACGCTCGAGATGAGCTTGCACGCACCGGCGCACAGCTGGCCGCGCAAGGTAGCTTTCGAGTCGAAGATTGTGTTGAGCGCGGCGCGGTAGGTGGCCTCGGACTCGCCCGCGTTCGGGACGCGCGCGCTGCCGATCCAAGCGCGCTCCTTGCCCGCTGCGTGGAGTGCCGCGATCTTGACCTCGAGCAGATCGAACGCGGTGGCGTCGATGGCGCCGACGATTTCCACCAGCTCCCAGTTGACAGACGAGCTCGCGAGCGCGTCCAGGGCCAGGCCAAGGTCGGACGTGTTCCACTGCGGCGGCGTGGTGCGGCTGGTCGCGATGTCGCCGGCGACCAGCGTCCCGGCGCCGAACGCGATGGCGAGCGAGCCCGCCCCGGGAATCGGGTACGACGCGGCGATGCCGAGCGCCGTCAACGGCGACCACGTCCGGCCGCCGTCGAGCGAGTACACGAACGTGATGCCAGCCGTGCCTTTCGTACCGCCGTTGATGACCTTGAACACGAGCTCGTAGTCATCGTCGGGAACGCCAGTCACCGTGATGATGCTCGTCCCGGTCACGCCGGTGATGACAGGCGTACCCGGCGCGCCCGCCGTGGTGTCATTGGTCCGGACGATCACGACCGGTCGACCGTAGACCTCGAGCGCGTGGCAAGCGGCCTCGACCAGGGGCCCGCTCCCGAACGTGGCGGCCACGTCCCTCGTGCGCGCAAAGGTGGCCGGTTGATTCTTGGGGCCGCTCGAAGCGGACCCGACGATGGCGAGCAGCTTGCCCGCACTCGCGGGGAGCACGCCGAGCGCGCCGTCCAGCTCGGTGATAGTGACTGCAGGTTGGGACATGCGGGCTCCTTTAGGCGGGTGACGAAACGTCGAGAGACTCGGTGAGGTCGAGCTCGTGTGCGTCGATGGCTACGCCGGTGTCGACGGGAGCGACCAGACGCGGCGCGCTGTAGATGGGCGCGCGCACAGAGAGCACCACGCGAATGGCCGCGCCGGCACGGCGAGCGCGATCGCCGCCCACCCACTTGCTCGAGATAATCAGATAGGTGCCGTGCGCCTCGTACTCGACGGCGCTCAGCCAGGCGTCGTACAGCTCGCGCGCGCCCTGGTACTGCGCCAGCTCGTTGACCGGCGCGGCGCTGTCGTAGGACGAGATCTCGACCGTGAAGAGCTCGACCAGCGTGGCCAGCTGCCGAGGGTTGCCGCCTGTGTACCGGGGCGCGGCGACAGCGCCGAGGTTCCCGCCGTCGTCGCCCGGCGTCCACACGATGCGCTTGGTCGACCGCATCTGCTCGGCGGGAGCGAGCCACCCGAACGACTGCGCCACGTCGCCCAGGCCATCGTTGGCAAACCGGGCGAGCACAGCTTCGTAGAGGCGCGGCAGTGCGAAGACGATCGCCACGGTTCAGCCCTCCTTGACCAGCTCGCGGAAGTGCTCCACGAGGATATCGCGCACGCGCTGGGCCAGCTGCGGTGTGAGGCGCGTCGGGATGATCCCACGCACCGTGCCGCCGCGACCTCGGCCGAGGTGGTGCCGCGCTTCCGGGCCGGCGACGCGCACCAGGATGCGCGAGCCGATAGCGGCCGCCTTGACGGCGTGCGCAGCGCCGGCGAGCGGCCGTCCGCCGTCCGCCTTGCGCGGCGCCCACGCCTTGCCCTCCGGGTCCGTGCCGGCCTGGATCGTCTCGAGGATGGACTCGTGCACGGCCTCAGCGACGTCGGGCGCGGCGCGCTTGACGAGCTCCGGGATGCTCCGGATCTTGGCGATCATCGCGTCGAGATCGTCCATCACGTGCCCCTACGCTGGCGATCCTCGAGTCGCCCGGTCGAGCGTTGGATGTCGCCGGCCACGTACGGCGAGGTCTCGCTGTACATGAGCGGTGCGCCCTTGGTGATGCGCGAGCGCTTGTCCTCGGTGTAGAAGTCGATCAGCATCTCGCCGTTGGCGGCCTGCCGGATCTCTTCCTCGGCGCGGGCCGCTGAATCGATCGCGCTCTGCATGCTCAGGTCGGACGGGTCGACGCCGCGACGTAGATACGCCTCCGGCGTCACAAGCCGGACCACCCAGTCAAGCACCGCCTCCGGGTAGGGCGCATCGAACGGCACGGGGAAGCGCCTGCCAAGGTACCTGTCCGTGAACGAGGAGCGGGCGACCAGACGTGACTGCAGAAAGCCAGGCGCGCCGATCTCGAGCTCGTCGACATACGCGCCCGGAATCACCGAGCGCGTCCGAAACTCCGGGACCGTGACGTACTGGCTCATGGGCTTACGTCGCCTTGAACTTGAACAGGGCGTACGGGTGGCCGGCGGACAGACCGTTACGACCCTTGCAGTGCCACTCGAACTCGTCGGCGCGGTTCAAGGTCGCCTGGTCCTGCGGCCCGTAGTAGTTCACCTGGAACGCCTCGCGCTCGGTAAAGATCGCGGCGCCAAGCTCGGTCGCATCGAGCTGGTCGGACGCGATGAAGTAGGTGGTGTCGTTCTCGAACCCGGCGAGCTCGCGCGCGACGACGGGCTCGCTCATCCCCATGTTGCGGATCGCTGCCTCCACATCAGCGGTTGCGGCGCCGCCGGCCGAGGTGGTCTGCGCCATGTACTTCGCGCCGGTGATCTGCGCGGCACGGAAGGCCATGCGCGGCGGAACGATCAGCGAGACACCGTCCAGGTACCGGGGATCGTCCCCGTTGGGCATCTTGATCGAGGCGATGTAAGACAGCGCCTTCTGCAAGTTCTGGATCGCCGTGTCGAGCGGGACGGTGTCGTCGATCGGAAGCTTGCCGGGGTAGCCGCCGCTCGCCGTGCCGGTGAACAGGTTCGCGAATGTTCCGACCGCCGGGTTGTACACGTTGATCGGGTGGTCGGTCGCAAAGAAGGGCTTTTCGTCGTACGCCGTGTACACGCCGGCGACGTCCGCGTTCTTGAGGAAGTGCGCGGCGAGCTTCTGCGGGTAGTAGATCATCTGCGCCGAGATGTCGCGCGACCAGGCGGCGGCGAGGTTGACGCCCTGGCCGTCGGTGTCCGTGAGCTGGGCACGCGACAGCTTGAGACCAGCGCCGGCGAACTTGTGCTCGATCGTGGTGTACGCCGACACGATAGAGTCAAAGCGGATGTTGCCGCCCTTGCCCTCGTCGTGAATCTGCGCCGTGGAAAGCAGCCACAGCAGGATGTCCTTGGCTGCGTCGGTGGTACGCGTGCGCACGACCCGGCGCCACCACTGGTGCTTGGCCGCGGTCAGTCTCGCGTACTCGTTTTCGCTGATGATGGTCATCCGCGATTGCAGGTCCATCATGAAACTAGGAGTGATGGCTGGCATGTCTTACTGTCCTCTCTGCCGTTAGCGCGACAGCAAGAGCTGCACAGCGACTAGGCCATTGGTCTTCACTTCCCAGATCCGGCCCACGACCGAGGTGCCGGTGCCGCTGGCTCCGACCGTCTGATCGTCGACGGCGTACGCAAGCTGTCCGAGCATGAGGGCCGTAATCGTGCCGTCGTTCGCGAGCAGCTCGACCTGGATCTCCATGCCAAAGTCGACGTTGACCGGCTTCTCTACGGTCGTTGCGTCGACGTCCTCGTCGAACGTGCCGAAAATGAACAGGTCATTTTCGACGTGGCCTGGTTCGACCTTGCCTGTCGAAAGATCGACCCCGGCGATTCCCCCGGCGAATGCCTTGTTGCCGACGGCGAGAGGGAAGAGGTGGTGTGTCCATCGCTCGAACGACTTCGCGCGAGCTTTTGCCAGTGCAGTCATTTCGATGCGCTCCCCTCAGCCGGCGCAGTGGCCGGCTTGTTCGTGGCCGGCGCAAGGCCAGCCAGGTTGAACCGCAACACATGCTCGTCACGCTTGACGCCGCTCTGCTCGACCGACAGACCCATCTGCTTGTCGAGCCACGACGAGTCGCGCGAGTCCGCGGTGGGCGTCCCGCCGCTGGCCGAGATCGCGGGACTGGTCTGCCCTGCGCCGCGCGTCACGGGTACCGTTGCCGTGGCGGCGAGATCAGGCGCCTTGGGCTTGGGCATCGCGTTCACGATCGCCCGCACTTCGGTCAGCGGCTTGGTCTCGAGGACCTTGACGAGAGTCGGCGCGAGGTCTGGTCGCGACGCGAGAAACTCACGGCGGGACAGCGCCTCGTTCTGACTCTCGAGCTTCGCCAGGCGCGTCGACAGCGTGGTGATGGTCGTTCCCATCTCGCCCGCGGTCTGGCTCGAAACCGCGGTGGAGGCGGCCGCGTCTTCCCCGCGCTCTTCCTCTTCCTCGTCGTCGTCCGACTTGCCGTCGAGCGCAGCCAGCGCACGGCGTGCGCGCTCTGCGTCGTCGCCCTCGCCCTCGGCTGCCTTTTGAAGGGCAGCGCGCGCGTCGTCGAGATCCTTCCCGGCTTGCGGCGTCTCCTCTTCCTCGGTGGCCTCTACCTTGTTGACTCCCGGCATCGGTGTCTCTCCATCCCCCGCGAGCGTCGCGAGCATTGCGTCAAACGACATGACTTGGTCGACAAGGCCGGCGCCCACCGCCGACTCACCATGAAAGATCCCCGCCTCGAGCGCGCCCACGGCGTCGGCGTCCATGCCGCGCTGCTCGGCGACGAGTTCGAAGAAGACTGCGGCCAGCGAGTTGATCACGGCCTGCGTCCGCTCGACCTCGCTGTCTGAAAGCCGCTGATGCGGGTGGCCGTCGGCCTTGTACTTGCCGGAGCCAACGAGCGAGAAGCGGATGCCGTAGGCTGCGTCGTTCGCGGTCGCGTCGACGCGCGTGTTGAGCACGCCAATCGAGCCCACGATTGCAGTCGGCGCCACGTAGATGGTCTCCGCCGCGCACGCCAGCGCGTACCCGCCCGAGCACGCATTGCCCTCCACGTAGGAGACGAGCCGCTTGCCAGCAGTCTTGCACCGCGCGCGGACCGCGCGCGACGCTTCAAAGCAGCCCGAGAGATCGCCGCCGGGGCTGTCGAGCTTGAGGCAGATCGTTGCCGCCGTGCCGGCGCAAGCGACGTCGACGCGGCCTAGAATCTCGTCGTAGCTATCAAACCAGCCCTCGCCGTGGTGCGTGAGTGGACCACAGACAGTGATGATCTCGACGTCGCCAACGCGCTCGTTTTCGAGCTCCTCTCGCTCGGCGAACAGAAAGAAGAATGCCGAGGGGTCGAGCGCGAGGTTGCCCGACCGTTGGAAGCGATGCTGGGCGACGCGCATCAAGCGGCCCTCCGAATCGGTGTGACGGTCGAGTCGTCGGACGACTCGCGCACCACGTCAGGCTCGCCGTCGCCGTTGGCGTCGTTCAGGATGGGGATGCCGAACCGAGCGGCGAGCGCGCCCACGTCCAGCTCGCGCTGGTGTCGGCTCAGCGCGTCGGTGAGCGCCGTGATCGCCGTGGCGACCGTGAGCAGACTCTGCGCCTCGGCGCTGCGATCCTTGGGCGGCGTGACGTCCCACGCGACCACCACGGACTTGGTCGCCAGCGCGTCCTCGCCCCAGCGCGCGACGATGAAGGCGGGCAGGCCCTGTGTGTTGATTGTGTAGGCGAGACTGTCCGCCGTGGCCTTGATCAAGTCGGCGCGAATGCTCTTGTGAATATCCGCGTTCGCGAAGCCTGTGCCGCCGTCCGTCGTGACCGTCTGGCCCGCGATGCAGATTGTGATCTCGGTGTTCTGCTCCTGGATCGTGGTGCTGAACGAATCGTGTCCGCGGCCGTTGCTCTCCACGATCTTCACGTCCCAGCCGGGCGGGAGCGAGAACACGGTGTTGATGCCCCACGCAAGCAACTGGGAGAAGAAGCCCTGCCGCTCCTCTTCGCTCGCGCCGGTGGATGCCACGGCGACGCGTGCGGGGTTGGCGAGCTTCGCCTCCCAGTTGTCTTTGTGGAGCGCGGCGTGTTCTTTGCGAATGTACGCCCGCCCGATGCTGCGCCACAGACCATGCTGCCAGGGCGCGTTGCGACCGCCGGGCGTGTGCAGGATCCAGACGCCGTCTCCCGGGGTGATTGGGACCAGCCCGGCGATGCCCTCGAAGTACCACCGATTCTCTTGCCAGCGGTACACGAGGAAAACGGGATCCAGCCGGACAAACACGGGATAGTCCCGGCCCGACACGGGCACGAGCTTGCCGATGCCGACGCCGAGCAGCTCGCCGTCTGCAGCGAACGCGGCGAGCTCCGACGGGGGGAAGATCTCATCGAACACGGCGCGCGTGCTGTCGTGTCCGAGTTCCAAGGCGCTGATCGCCTCGGCATCACCACGGAACGTCTTGGGCAAGCGGACGAGCCCGCTGGTGCGCGTCGAGAGCACGCCGCTGATCACGCCGTCACGTAGCGCCGCCCGCATGAGCTTCGCCGCCGGCTTCAAAAGCCCCTGGTCGGCGGCCGTCTCGCACACCTCGAGGTCGCTCATGTACCAGCGCGTGGTCGACGTCTCTTGCCGTTGCAGCTGCCCGCCGTAGAGCTTGCGATACCTCTCCTCGTCCGCCTCGGAGATCGTGGCGCCGGAGAACGCGCTGGGCTGCACTTCGTACGCGCTGAGCCCGATCAGCGAGGCCGCCGCACGCGCGAGTGTTTGACGCAAGCCCATTCTGGCCATGAGTGCGCCACGAGGGCATGGCACTCAGTGTCAACTAGGGGCGTCTATCGAACCGCGAAAGGTAGACGCGCCACGCCTCCACCGGGATCCGCAAGTGCGCCTCGAGCAGGATACGCGCCCGCTCGCACGGGATGCGCGAGCCCGATAGCCATCGAGAAACACAGGACTTCGTGACGTGCACACGGACCGCCACCTCACGCGCCGGGACGTGCTGCAGGAGCGCGATCAGCTGCCGTCGCCCGCGTGTCACGAGCTACCGCCGCTCCCAGGCACGCGCGCCGGCGTACGGATCCATGGGACCGCGATCGTAGGGCGTCCGCTGCTCGCGCGCGCGGGTGATGGTGTCCGAGGCGGCCGACTCTTCGCGCAGGGACAGCGGCTCCCAGGTCGAGAGCGCCAGCGCGTCGTAGCGGTCGGGCGAGCGGCCGAGGACTTTGCGCAGGGTCAACTTGTCGGTGACCTTCATCCGACCGTCGGGCCGCTGGCGCCACTCCATCACGTGGAGCTCCTTTTCCAGCTTGGCATCGTCGACAATGGCGCCGCCGGCCAGAAACCACGCGCTTAGACTCGCCGTGAGCGCCTCGCGCATCAGGTGGTAGACGAGCGGCTGGCGTTGCGACTTGTCCGACCCGCGCACGCCGACGATCTCGAACGAGCCGGGGTTGTGCTCGGCATAGCCCCGGAGCGCGTTGTAGACCTTGCTGCCGATGGAGCCGTCCCGGTCGACCACCACCACAGGCGTCTCGCGCGGCAGCTTGTGGCGCTCGATGAGCACAAGCACCGTGGTCAAGTGCCCGTCCTCGGTGAGCCCGACACGCGGGATTTCGAACTCGAGCTGCTTGAGACCGCGACGGCAACAGAACGCGGCCTCGTCGCCGGTGCCCTTCTCACCGGCCGGGTCGACGCCGATGTAGAGGCGCCCCTCCGCCGGCGTCTCACTCCGCCGCGCCACGGACTGCGCGATCTCGTGCACGCTGAAGATCTTCCCTTCTTCGTACTCGGCGTGCTGGCCCTTGACACGCACGATGAACAGCGGCGACTTCTCGCCCCACTCCTCGCGCTTCTCATCGATCCACTCGCGCTCGGCAAGCCCAGGCACGACGGTGTGGCCGGCGATGGCGTTCGGCGTGTCCTCGCTCGACACGGTGATCGTCTTCCAAAAGCGCGCCTTGCTGTTGAACGCGTCGTAAAAGGTGCCCTGGTTTTGCGTGGGGTTCGAGAACAGCACGAGCTTGGCCTTGCCGGCGCGGTTGCCCTCGATGGCCTCGAACACGAACTCGTTGACGCCCGACGCCTCGTCCACGATGTACAGGACGTTCTGCCCGCTGATGCCGGCCACCGCCTCGGCCTGGGACGCCGTGAAGCCGACGATCTCGCGAAAGTCGGCGCTCTTGAAGCCGGTGCGTGCCGTGTCACCGAGGTCGCCGTCAATCAGGCTCGAGTGCGGACATGGCCGCGGCACGTCAAGGCGGTCGCCACGTGCGCGCGCCTGCTCCATGGCGTGCTTGCACTCGAGACAGCGGCCGGAGCGCGCGTGCGTCATGCGCACCTCGCGCCACAGGATCTCATCGACCTGCCGCGCCGTGGTCGAGCTCATCACCACACGGGCGAACTCGTACGAGCAGTAGTACCAGAGGGCCAGCGCCGCCGCGGCGAAGCTCTTGCCGATCTTGTGGCCGGACCGCACCGCGACGCGCGGGTGATCGCGTACAGCCTCCAAGATCTCGATCTGACGGCTCCAGAAGTCGACGCCGAGGATCTCGCGCCCGAATGCCACCGGGTCGGCCTGATAGTGCGGGCTGGGGAAGCGGATGCCGCTGGCGGCGTGGATGGCGGGCGAGAGCGACGCGAGGAAGTCGCCCATAAAGGTGAGCACGACCGGGGCCGGCGACGCGTCCTTGCGTGGGCGCCCCACGCGGCGCGTGCTGACCTCGTGCGCGATCGTCGATGTGCCCAAAGCGCGCCCCTTTCTTACTCGTCGTCTCCGAGGCTTGCCTTGACCGCCGCCTCCACTTCGCGTGCCACGGCAGGGTGTTTGACCAGCACGCCGATGATGACCGCCCTGAGCTCGCGCCACTTGGGGTGCTGGCGGATGATGCGGTCTTCTTGCAGCTCTTGCTCGTGTAGGTACTTGGCGCGCGCTGCGATGGCCCGGTCGTAGTCGGCGTTTGCCAGGATGCGCTCACGGGTGGTGAGTCCCTTCGCAACCACCACCCTGCGCGCGGCCCGCAGCCGGTGGTTGACGTGGTCGAGGATCGACTGCTCGTGATGGGCGCTGTCGTCCTCGTCGGCTTCCTCGTCCTCGTCGCCCTGGTCGCCGTCGAGTTCGGCAGCGGGCTCGAGCGCGCCCGGCACGCACTCCCACGCCTCGATCGGGATCTCGAACGCGGCCCACAGGCGTCGACGTGCGCTGATGTCAGGTGTGCGCGTGCCGATGCGCCACGTGGAGACCGCCGGCTTGCTCGCTTGGACCTTGGCCGCGATGGCGTTGAGCGTGCCAGGCACGTGCTGCAAGAGCCGCTGGCCCTCGGTGCGCGGGACGCACGCGAGCGGATCTACAGGCGTAACCGCTGTAGACGCGGTGGACGGCTCAGTCGCGACGGTAGACGCGCGCGCGTGTGGCATCGTTTTCACGGCAACTTTTACTCGACTTTACTAGGGTGCCAAAAAAATTGACGAAAACTTAACTGAAGTTTGCGCGCGTGGCCCCCCGGCCTTGGGACCCCCAGCACTGTTGGAGGGGGGATCGCCTCGCGCGGCCTTCGCGCCGCCCCTGTGCGCCCGCTGGCGCCCTCACCACCCCGCCAGCCACGCACGGACCACCAGCCCAACGCGCGCCCACAGAGGCCGGCGCTGAGTCTCCTGCTGAGGCACTGCAGCAGGGTGCCTCCTCACCCCCGAGTCGTCAGGCGAGCGCAGTCGCATCACGTACCGCTCGAGCAGCCGCCCATGCGCCGGGCAGCCCAGGCAAATGAGGCTTTGCCAGTGCTCCACCTGGTCAGGCTTCCAATCGCGTTGGCACCCTATGCAGCCTCGATTCGGCGCACACGTGCAGCCGTGGACGAGCCGCGCCTCGATGCTGCCGGGGATGGAGCGCGCAGCGACGAGCGCCATGCTCGCGCGGGCGGTGGGCGACTCAATGCGAGGGCGGGCGGTCATGGCGACCCCACGTAGCGCTCGATCGCGCCGAGAAACGCCTTCTCCGTCCTGTTGAACGACACCGTCAACCCGAGATATCGATTCGGGTTGGTACCGAGCCAGCGGCAGAGCTTGGCAAAGCTCTCGAGGTCAGGCCCCTTGCCGCTCTCGATGCGGAGGAGTGTTGCGGCGCTGATGCCGATCTCCAACGCAACAGCGCGCAGCGGTCGCGAACTGCGACGGCGCGTGAGGTCGAGCGCGAGCAAGTCGAGCCGCAACATCGTCAGGCCCCAGGCTCAGGCGCCGGCGGCGACTCAGGCGCGTCCTCGTCGTCGTCCTCGTCAGGCTCATCGCCTTCGTCGGACTCGTCCTCGTCACCGCCCCCAGCCAGCTCGAGCCTCCGTGCCGCTTGGAGCAGAAAGCCCGGATCGCCCTTCGCCTCGTCGGTGGGGCCTGGCACGTTGTTGACCGGCGGGTCCACCGGCTGGAGGTGATGCTTGGTGGCTTGTTGCTTCATGGGTTGATCTCCTGGTCGCTTGCAAACCTGTCGGACTTGAGAAGCGCGCGGTGGTATTCGATTAGGTCGAACGCGATAGCGAAGACCCAGAAGCCTGTGAGCCACCAGCTGATGTGCATCGACCAGATGGCCAGCCACACGTGCAGTGGGAGCCACGCGATATTCATTGCGCCGCCTCCCGACATCCATCACACCCCTCCCAAGGCCACCGCCACGCCGAATAGACAGCCCACACCGTGTTGCTGTAGGCGTGCGCGAGCTCGGCACGATCGCGCGGCGTGCGCTCGGCAAAGTGCAGCACAACGAGTGCCGTGGCCCAGCGCTGGAGCCTGAGCCCATCGCCGAGTGGGCGGCCGAAGTCCTCATCGGCGCGCTCGAGGCGCACGAAGATGGGGTGGTCCTCGGGAATGAGGTCGAGGACCTGGCCCAGGGAGATCTCCGCAGGCGTGTAGAGCGCCGCAGGCGTGTAGAGCTCGGTCATTCCGCCGCCTCCGTCTCCGCATCCACCCGCTCACCCAGCCGCGCAAGCTCCGCCCGAATCCACCCAAGGTCCCGCTCGACGCGCCGCTGCTGCTTGAGCTTTTTGAAGAGGCTCTCCTTGAGCTCCGCCCGCTGCCGCTGCTCGCGCTCCTGAACCTGGCTCGGCGCGTGGATGTGACAGCGCCTACCCTGGATGTGCACCGGGTTCTGACAGTGAGGCGCGCCGTCCGAGCGCTGCCACCCGCAGACAAAGCGCCCGCTTGCGAGGCGACCCGGCAGCTCGTCGTGCTCCCGACAGCGCCCACCATAGCGCAGATGGCCGCGACAATAGCAGCGCACCGTCTGACTGAATCGGTCGACGTACAGCATTCCGCAGATCACTCCGTACGATGCTCCGCCCATGTCTCAGAACCTCCCGCTGCTACTGCGTTGGACTGCTTTGTGCGCCGGCATGTCCGGCAGGCCGAGTTGCTTGGCCTGGCCGCGCTTGTCCCGTGCGCCGATGCGCGCCACGGCAAGCTCGTGGTCATACCGGGCGAACCCATCGAGCGCGGCCCACGCAGTGACGCAGTAGCCCTCGGCGTGGTCGTGCTGCGTGATGAGCTCGCCGGCCCGCGCACTGGCCCAGTCGATGGCCGCCTGCTTGATCTGGTCGCCCTTGGTCACGCCGTGGATGCGTGCGCGCCACGTGGTGGGCCTGACCTCCGAGACATGCGCGTCCGGCACGCCCGCCAGCTCCAGCTGCTCGAGCCAGCGGCCGGCGGCTTTGTGCAGCCCAGCAATCTGCTTGGGACCGCGCTGGACAAAGCCCTTGCCCTGCCGCGGCGTGGTCTTGTCGTGCTTGCCGAGGCGCTCCAGCGGAAAGTGGTCGTGCTGCTCTAGTACGGCCCACAGGAGCCTCGCATCGCCGCCGACGTACTCGAGGGCCAGCCGGACCACCGCGAGGCGCTCCTGGGCGTTCCTGGCCAGGCCGTGGCGCAGGACCGGGCCGCGCTCCGGGGCGATGCCCCAGCCGCTGGTGGAGGCTTGGTCGAGGCCGAGGACGTAGCGGGTCATCGCTGACTCCGTTCCCGCTCTGCGTCGTGCGCTGCAGCCGCGACCGCCGGGAGCTTGAGTTTCACCGCAAGCATCTTCGCGCACGCAATGCAGTGCCAGAGCTGGCGCCCGTCCGACGCGAGGCCCATCTCGGCGGCCTTGCCGCACTCAAGACACGGCGGCTTGTTGAGAAACTGACGGGTCATGGCTTGCCCCCCAGTGCGCGCACCTCGTGCCGGTAGAGGCCGATGCCGTCGAACGTGACCGCAGTGCCGTCGTCGCGCTCGACCTGGTACATGCACCCGCCGCTCGGCTCAAGTGGCTTGCTGGAACGGACCGTGCCCACGCCAAGCACCACGTACTCGCCACGCGAGCGCCTCCGAGGATCCTCGCCAAGGCGACGCACGCGATAGAGCACGCGCTGACCCGGGGTCATGGCGCCACCCCATCGCGCTGAAGCAGTCCCGGAGCGCGTTTTGGCTGATCACTCATGGCTCGGCTCTCGTCCTCGCAGTTCGCGCTGGGCCGCAGCGTTTCGATCGCATATTTGCCGGTGTTTCGGCCGTTTCGGTGCGTTTCGATTGGCACATTTGTAAAAACACCGGTGTTTCGGCCTTGTGCTGAGGCGTTTCGGCCGTTTCGACCACCTCCGGTGGTCGGAGAACGGGCGAGAAACGCGCTCAGATGGCCCGTTTCGAAACGTTTCGAAACACTCCGAAACGCCCCGAAACAGGACACTGTGTTGTGTGCGTGTCTCATGTCCCCACCACCGTACGGAAGGCCTTCCCAACACGGACCACCTCGCCATGCTTGAGCATCTCGTTGAAGGCTTCGAGGTTGACCCACCGCGTGCCGTCGCAGTGGGCCAGCACCTCGCGCGAACTGTGTAGGTCGTGGTGCTCCTGCAGCACCGCCCGCACGCGCTCCTTGCCCTTGTCCAGCCGACGCTGCGCCTGCCCCTGCACCTGGTCGCGCAAGGGCGCCGCAGTTTCGGCAAAGGACGCGCGGTCGCGGTCAAACTTCAGCCGCAGCTCGAGCTTGTCTCCAGGTCGCGACTTACCGATCTCGAGGTCCATCAGCAGCGGCTCCTCGAGCACCGGGCGCGCCCCCATCAGCAAGTCCGCCGCATACTCCACACGCCCGCTCTCCTTGGCAGCAGCAAGCACCGAGACGTCACTCGAGCGGTCCCCCGTGCGATAGCCCGCGCGCGACATCTCGCTGATGGCCACGACGATGGCGCCGCGGTCTGCAATCCCGCGACACAGGTTGATGCCCAGTGTGATGCGCTCGCGCTCATCCGCCGCCGTGAACGAGGCCTCCGTGAACACGCTCTGCAGCGAGTCGATCATCAGCACGCGCGGCCGGTCGCCAGCAAGGTGCAGGAGCACGCGCTCGGCAGTCTCGATGGTCGTGGTCCCCTGCATCACGCGCGGGTCCAGCAGCACGATGCGCCGCCCTCGAAGCTGCGCCACGGCACAGGCGCGGCTTGCGTCGCCCTCGTCGCCCTCCGCCTCGATGCCGTCGCGTGAGACCCCTGCCAGCTGCCCCAGGCGAATGGCAATCTTGGAGCCCGCCTCGTCGCCCGCCAGAAACACCACCGCGTAGCCCGCCCGCTCCCACAGGTCCGCCCAGTACGTGGCCAGACTCGTCTTGCGCGAGCCAGGCGCCCCGAGTAGCGCAATCAGCTGGCGCGGCGGCAGGCCACCACGCATCGAAGCGTCAAGCGACGCGAACCCCATCGACAGCCGCTCGCCAATCGGCCGCACCTCGCGCTCGAAGAACTCACCGAGCAGCATGTACGGCGGCGCCTGCCGCTCCCCAACGAGGGCGTCGACCTCGCGCTGTTTGGCGCCGAAGCGCAGGCACAGGGAGTGGAACTCGTCGCCGCCCGCAGCGCCCAGAGAGCGCCCAATCTGCTGAAGCTCCCGCTGTCGCGCCAGCCGGCGCAGCCGTATGAAGTCGTGCTTGCGATCGGGGATAACGGCGACCAGCGATTCGATGTACTCGCCGCCGCCCACCGAGCCGAGCAGACCGGCGTCGCGCAGCCGACTCTGCAGCGTCAGGTCGCTGACCTCGATGCCGTTGGCAACCAGATGGAGCAGCGCCGCGAACACGGTCTCGTTCGCGCCCGAGTAGAAGTCGTGCGCGGCCAGCCCACTCTCGAGGATGAGCTCCGGATACTTCGTGATGCACGAGCACAGAAACGTCCGCTCCGACTCGAGGTCGCAGAGCGGCGGCGGCTCGGCCCGCTGGACGCGACTGACATGGCTGCCGCCGCCATTGCTCGGATGAGCCTGCTTCACGGCGTGCACTGCTCCCCCGCTTTCAGCCGAGGCCAGTCAGACGCGCGCGACCCTGTATGAACGTCGGACATCACAGCGTGCCGCCCTTACTGCCGCGTCACATTCTCGCCGTCGTCGTCATCCACCAGCGAGAGCGATCCCTGCCGCTCCTGGATGGTCATGGGCCGCGATCTGACGATCTCACCCGTGTCGAGCCTGACCGTGTCGACCTGGTTGTCCCGGAACCGATCGCGCATGGCGCACTCCACAGGGCGATACTCGATGCCGGTGCGGACCTCTTCAGCGCGGTCGCCGATGGCACGGTCCAGCTCCTTGATCCGCCGCTTGAACGTGCCAGCCACACTCGAAGCCTCGAGCTCGACCTCAGCGCGCGTTTTGAGGTGCTCGGCCATCTGGTCGGCCTTTTGGAGCTTCTCGTCGCGCGTCAGTTCACACGGCAGCTTTTCGACGATCGAACCTTGCATCACGCACCCGCTTTCCTGGTCAGACAATCCACGCCCGCGCGTCCACCACGTCCTGCACGCCGTCAGGCTCGGCATCCACATCGAGCTTCTGCCGCGCCGCCCACTCCCGCCCCACGCTGTGTAAAAGCGCGTCCAGCGTGGTCCACGGCCCGGTGACGAGCGCGACCTCGCCGAGCATGGCCGAGCCGTAAAACTCGCCCTTGTCGTCGATCGACACGACGACACTCAGGACCACATCGCGCGGCTTCATACGCCCTCCTGGTCGAGGCACGGCGCCAGTACCGTGAGCAGGTCCAGCTCGAGCGCATGGGCGATGCGCGCAATGGTGTGCAGGTCTGTTTGATGGAGGCCGCGCTCGATCCTGCCCATGACCGGCCGGTGCAGGCCAACGCGGTCGGCCAGCTGCCGCTGCGACATCTCGGCGTCCAGCCTGAGCTCACGGATGCGCGCGCCGACGCGCTCTGCGAGGCCGGGGATAGGGCGCATCATGCTGCCCCCGGCGCCAGTCGCAGCGCAGGCCGGCAAAAGGCCAGCTCAGGACAGCGGCGAAGGAAGCGCAGCCCGCGCGTCACCTTCTCGCCCGAGCGCGCGAGCTCGACCAGCGCCACGTCCCAGACATCGACCGACAGCACCAGGCCGCGCAAGACGCGCCCACGCTGGCGGACCAGGCGGCCTGAGGCATCGACCAGCACCACGCGGTGGCCGGGGAGGATGGCGCGCGTGTCAGACATCGCGATCCCCCGCCAGCATCCTGAGGATGTGGTCGCGCTGGCGGGCGTCCTTGTCGTCGTAGACGTGGAACAGGCGCCCGCGAACGCATCGGCGACAGCCGTTCTCTGCGGCGTCGACCCAGGAGCCATTCGCCGTGCTCGTCCCGAGGGCAACACCGACCGCGAATCCAACCATCGCGATCAGGAGAGCGACGCCGAGCGAAACCTCGGTCGTCATGGCCTGCCTCTCGGAGCACAGCAGCAGCCTGCAGGCGGCGCGCCGGAGAGGGTGGGCCAGGGCGCCGCCTGCAGAGTGCTGACCAGTACGCGCACGCCGCAAGGGGGGAAGCCCGCTGCGTGCGCGCACAAACCTGAGTGTGAGACGAGTGTCTGAGTCACGGTGTGCCCCCCGGCTTCCGTGGTTGTCGTCACATCAAGAAAAGGGCGCGCGGGTTAGGCGACGCGGCGAGGCTCGGTGTCGAGCGCATCGCAGTCGGTCAGCTCAGCAACAGAGACAGCGCCGCCTGTCGCGCGCGAAATCAACACAGCGACCTTGAGGCCGACCTTGTGCCGCTTCGCGCGATTGACGCTGTGCCAAGAAACACCGCTGTCGCGCCACACTCGCGTAAGTGCGCCGTGCGGTTGCTGTTTCAGCCACGTCGGAAAGTCCATCACGAAAAACGTATGCGCTTTCCGTATGAAAAGCAATCCGTGAACGCTCGACCGCTCCAGCCGTGATATGCGATAACCGTATATGGACGTGGTGTACGTGCGGCCCGCAGACTACGCCGAGATGATTCTGACTCCGGGGCAATACCTCGAGGTAGAGCTCGAACGGCTGGGGCTCGATAAAGCAAAGCTCGCGCGCAAGATGGGCATCCGCCAGGCAACCGTCTCTGACTGGTGCAGCGGCAAGGGAGCCTTCAACGGAAAGACGGCCGTGGCGGCGCGCAATCGTCGCGAGGTCGAGCGGGTGCTTGGGCTACCCAAGGGACACCTCGACAAGCAATCGGAGATGACGATTCATCGCGACCGATGCGCCGAGGCGCTCGAAGAGTTTCTCAACAGTCCCATTGCTCCCAAGGACATCACTGAGTTGGAGATGACCAATCTCAGGGACACCTTGCCTCCCATCAATCTCGAGCCCGACGCTAACTTCTACGAGACCTACCTGTTCCTGCTCCGCAATAAGCTCAAGCCGTCCAGGTATGCAGAGGAGCTTGCGGAGAACCGAGAGCTGGCCAAGCGCGTCGAGAAACAGCTCGAAAAAGCGTACGAACCAGTGGAAGCAAAGAGCGAAGACTTCAAAAAGAAGCGTGCGAAGCCTCCTCACAAGTCCACTCCGCAGAGGCAGCCTCGCTACAGGTGACCCGCAAAGAATTTGGCGCCCTTGTCACCACCTCAGATGGGTCTGTACGGTGAGCACCTAAACCCCGGGGGGGAATGTGGAGCTCACCGCGCTGGAGCTGGCGAAATTCGCGAGGTTGTGGGTGTCACGCTCAGACGAGTGCGGGCATCTTCGCCTAACGCGACACGGACGGATCGTGATCGGGCCGGGTGTGAGCGACGACGCAATCGCGACCGCGGCCTGCCGGGCGATGGTGGGCCGCGAGCTCGGGCGGCAGCCAACTGAGGCAGCCGTCCGCTCACGCGTCCGCTCACATGGGTTTCGCTACGTCGGAGGAGTGAAGCCTCTGCATCGTGCGACGCGACACCCCACGACCGCACGACGCCGCTCCGCCTGATAGCGCACCCACAAAGCGCAAGCTTCGATCTTGTCGGCGCATACGGTTTCCGTATACGCTTGTCGAATGACTCAGGTTGTACCCCCTCCACCGCACCAACGCCCTGTGCTCAGCGCGTTGCGCAAATGCTCGCGGCGCGTGGCGACTCAGGCCGTGCTCGATCTGTTCCGGAGTAAGACCGAGGACAACGAGTTCGGCTGCTGGATGTGGCTCGGCGCCGTGAACAACAGCGGCTACGGATGCTTCAGCTTCAGCGATGAGAAATTGGCTCACCGATCATCGTTCGCGATGCACAAGGGCCCCATCCCGGCAGGACTCGACGTCTGCCACAGCTGCGAGCGGTACCGCAAGCCGCGAGACATTTCTTACCGTCGGTGCGTGAACCCGGCGCACCTCAGCGCGGACACGCGGAGTGCGAACATTCGCGATGCGATCGCGAATGGCCGAGGAAACACCGGAGAGCGGAACGGCCACGCGCGTCACACGGACGGCGACGTTCGCGAGGTACGCCGACTGCTGTCGCTCGGCATGTCGCAACGCGAGGTCGCGGTGTGCTGTGACATGCACCAGACGACGGTCTCCCAGATTGCACGCGGCACGCGAAGGAGCCGCGCATGACCTGGCACTCTCCATGCGCAATGGAGTGGTGCGCCTTCGCCTGCGCCAGCGCCCCCATCTGCCAGCTCGCGACCGACGCCATCGACGGCGACGAGAAGCGCGTGCGCGCCGCCAGCCTCGAGGAAGTCGCCGAGGCGCTGGACACGCTCGAGTCGTGCCGCCGCCATGACTGCAGCTGGCACGGCGAGGAGTGGCACGCGCGCAGTCTGCTGCAGTCCATCGTGGACACGGAACAGTCAGAGGACCTGACGCGCCCGGACCTGACGCTCCGTGCAGACCAGGTCGACGTGCTCGAAGTCGTCTACGAGCCCTACCACTACGGCGCGTATGGCGAAGACCAGGTCTACCTGGTGCAGCCCCATCGCGACGGCCGCTACTGCGGTGCGCCCGTGCAGGCCGTGCAGACCACCGACGACTACGACCCGGAGCGCGGCGCGACCTACCTGTTCGTGCCGCTCAGCTTCGGCCCCGTGCGGGAGGGCGTATGAGTTGTACCTATCGCGAGCTGCCCTGCGCGCTGTGCGGAGTCTTCACGCGCGTTGAGTTCCTGGTCGACGTGACGCACCTCGAGCCGATCACGCGCGGCCCTGTGTGTCTGGACTGCGAGCATGACTTGGTAGCTGAGCATCACGACGACGATGCCTGCGAGTGCCCCAGCTGCGACCGCGCGCGCAGCAGAGCCGATCGCGTGCGACGCGAGGCTGAAGCCGCCACGTGCGGCGGATTGACTGCCGAGAGCATGACGCTGCTCGGCTGGATGGAGGACGAACTGTGATGACGAACATGCGACAGACACACCGCCACGGCGAGCCGTTCACCTTTACCGGCGGCTTCGGTCGCGCTGACGTCGAGCGCATGAACGGCCTCTGGCGCGTCGTATACGACGGCCGGGCCGACTGGTACGCGCACCTCGACCATGCGTGCACCGTTGCAGACAGCCTCAGCAGACACGGCACGCCGCCGAGCGACGTCCCCAGTCTGCTCCGCCCCGTCAGGAGGGCGCCATGATCACCGACGAGCAAGTCAGGATTGCGCTGGCAGTCTGGTTTCAGGACGAGGGCTGCACGCCTGGCCCGGCCACCCTGCGCGACATGCGCGCGGCGCTGGAGGCTGCACTGGGCGCGTCGACGCCGGCGGCCGATGCGAACGGCTGGGCCGCCTACTCGATGACCCTCGAGCATCCCGTGTACGGCACGTTCTGGGTCTACCCCGGCCGCGGACCCGGCCACATCTACGCAGCGCGCTGCTATCTGCCCAAGGGCGCCAGCGAGGCCACCAGCGAGACCATCGGCGCGAACTTCGCCACGCTCGAAGCCGCCCAGGCCGCCGTCACTGCGCGCATCCTCGAGCTGGACGCCGAGGCCTTTCCGCTCCGGGAGGTGGCCCAGTGAGCCCGCTGGTCGAGCAGCTCGAGGACCTGATCCTGCCGGGGCAGCGCTGCGCCACCATCGCCCGGTTCGCGTGTCGGTTCTTCGTGCTCGTCGGAGCGCGCGGCGCCGCACCCGAGCAGCGCGATGTGCAGGGGCCCTACGCGACGAAAGAGGAGGCCGCCACCCGCGCGCGCAGCCTGCAGAACCTCGGTTTCAGCAAGCGGAGGGCGACGTCGTGACCGCTCTGCTGCGCGCTCCCGTGGCGTCCTCCGTGCTGCCCTACGCGGTGGGCTGTGACTCGCGTGAGCGCGAGCGCTGGCTTGCCATGCGCCGGCAGACGATCGGCGCCTCGGAAGCCGCAGCGGTGCTCGGCGTCTCGCCCTGGTCGAGTCTGTTGGCCTTGTGGGCGGAGAAGACTGGCCGTGCGCCTGGCCCAGACCTCGACGATAAGGAGTTTGTATTCTGGGGCAACGAGCTCGAGGAGTCCATCGTGCGCGGCTACAGCAAGCGCACCGGACGCTTCACCGTGCCGTTCGGGCTGCTCTTGCGCTCGACGCGCTGGCCCTGGCTGAGCGCCACGCCCGACGCGCTGGTGACGGATGACCCCAAGCACGGCGCGCGCGCCACACAGATCAGCCGCACGCTCGGGCACATCCGCACCGCGATGAAGAAGGGCGCCAGCATCGACAGGCTGACCCACGAACTGGTCGAGCACTGCGAGGGTTGGTGGCCGCTGCAGACCAAGAACATCGGCTTCACGTCGGCCGAGCACTGGCACGAGGGCGTGCCGCTTTACTACCGCATCCAGTGCGCGCAGGAAGCGCTCGTCTTCGGTACCGCCAAGACCACGGGCGCCGCCTTGATCGCCGGCCAGCGCCTTGCCTGGGATGACGTGGAGGTCGACGAGTCCGGGCTGCTCGAGCGTCAGATCGTGAACCTGACGCGCCTGTTCATGCGCCAGCACATCGAGCTCGGCGTGGAGCCTGCCGCCGACGCGTCCGAGAGCGCGCGGCACACCATCGCCCAGCTCTACCCGCTGCACCGACCCGACAAGGTGCTTGCCCTGGGCGGCGACTGGATGGAGCGCGCCGACCTCTACGACGTGCTGAAGGCCGACAACAAGGCGCTCGAGGAAAAGCTCAAGCGCTTTGAGAACGAGGTCCGCCAAGAGATGACCGATGCCGAGCGCTGCGTCCTGCCGGACGGCTCGGGTTTCACGCTCAAGACCACCAGTCGGGGCGCACGCATGCTGCTCCGCAAAAAAGCAAAGGGAGACTGACACCATGGCCGGACCACGCACCGAGGCAGACGGACGCATCACCAAGCCGCAGAACGGCGCTGTGCAGACCACGCGCAAGACGCTGGCGCAGCAAGTCAACGACCCGACGTTCCTGTCGGAAATCAAGCGCGCACTGCCCCAGCACATCAAGCCCGAGAAGATGGCGCGCATCATCCTGACGGCGCTGCGCACCACGCGCGACCTCGACAAGACCACCCCGGAGACCTTTTTTGGCTGCGTGATGCAAGCCGCCCAGCTCGGGCTCGACGTCAACACCCCCAACGGGCACGCCTACCTGATTCCGCGCCGCAACAACAAGGCGAACACCACCGAGTGCACGCTCATCGTGGGTTACCAGGGCATGATCGAGCTGGCGCTGCGCTCGGGCAAGGTTGAGAAGATCTGGACCCGCGTCGTGCGCGACGGCGACCACTTCCGGGTCAAGTACGGCCTCGAGGAAGACATCGAGCACGAGCCCGCCATCGACGGCGACCGCGAGACGCGCCCGATCACCTACGTCTACGCGGTGGCGGCACTGTCGACCGGCGGCAAGGTGTTCGAAGTCCTGAGCGCCGCCCAGATCAACGAGCGCAGGAAGCGCTCCGCCGCCGGCAGCAGCGGCCCCTGGCAGACCGACTACGAGTCCATGGCGCGCAAGACTGCCGTGCGCAGTTTGTTCAAGTGGGTGCCCAAGTCGAGCGAGCTCGCGATTGCCGAGCAGCTCGAGCAGCGCGCGGACGAGGGGCGCGTCCAGATGTTCGACAGCGTGGTCAACGACTCGGTCGAGCGCATGGGGATGCGTCCGATCGTCGACACCGAGGGCGAGTCTGTAGAGCGCGAGCGCGAGCCGGAGTCCAGCGTCGCCTACGACACGGAGACTGGGGAAGTGCGTGAGCCGGGCCAAGAGGGGTGACGGTCGTGCTCGATCTGACACAGCCGTGGACCACGCTGCCGCTAATCGTGCTGGATTTTGAGACCACCGGGGTCTCGCCCACCGAGTGCTCGCCCGTGTCGGTCGCGGCCGTGCGTTTCGAGGGCGGCAAAGAGGTCGCGAGCTTCTACACCATCCTCAAGCCTGACTGTCTCATTCCGGCGGAAGCGACCGCCATCCACGGCATCACCGACGAGATGGTGCAGGACGCGCCCTGGCTCGAGACGGTGGCCGGCGAGATCCTCGACGTCGCCTACGACGCTCTCCCGGTCGCCTACAACGCCGGCTATGACCGTCCGATCCTGCATCGCTTCATCAACGGCCTCGACTGCCCGATGTTTGATCCAGCGCACCTGTGGCTCGATCCTCTCGTCGTCATCCGCACCCTCGACAAGTACGTCTCGGGCAAGGGCCGCCACCGCCTCGAGACGTGCTGCGCGCGCTGGGGCGTCGCGCTCGACGGCGCCCACAACGCGCTGGCCGATGCGCGCGCCACCGGGCGGCTTTTGTGGCGGCTACACGAGAAGAAGAAGATCCGCGACTACCCGGCCGCCGAGCTGCTCGCGCTGATTGAGGAGCGGCGGATGGTGCAGGACGCGGAGTTTCAGAAGTACCTCGCACGCAAGGAAGCCGAGGCCGCAGCAGGGCCGCCGGCGCAGCAGCAGGACTTGTTCACCGGGACGGGAGGGGGCGAATGAAGGTCACCGACGAGATGGTCAAACGCTACCGGGTAGCGCGCGCTATGGCGCATGGCGGCGTAGACAATGTGATTCGCGAGGGCCTCGAAGCCGCGCTTGCGGACGTCCCGGAGCCGGCGGTCGAGGCACTGAGCAAGGAGGAGGCCGAGGCACTCAGGCTCGCGGAGGGGCTGGACAACGAGGAGCGCGGCGGCAAGACGATTGGCCTGGTGATCCAGGCACTGCGCAAGCGCTTCCCGAAATGCGTGGCGGTTGAGCAGACGCCCGGCCAGACGCTGTGCGAGGCGATGGGCAGTTCGCGCTGGGAGCACGCTGACAAGATGCACTACGAGGCAGCGGCGGCGAAGCTGCTGGCCGCGCATGGCGGTGCCAAGTGACCACCGAGCTACCAGGCCCATTCACGCTCACCGAGCGCGAACAGGAAGAGATCGCCGAGGCCCGCCTGGAGACCAACCCGGAGCTGTACCCGGACTCCCGGACCGCGATCCTGACGGGGGCGCTGGAGCGGGCGGTGCGCACGGTGGGCCCGCAGACTGGCGGCGAGTGGACCGAGGCGGACTACGCGATGGCGCGCCGGGAACTACTGACCGCGTACCATGACAACGATATCGCGGTCGGGCATCTCGCGTCCTTTGCCCTTGACGCCGTCAAGTACCGCCTGAGCCCGCCGCTCGTCCTGCCGCCCGCCGAGCCCCAGCCCGACGCGCCCACGGACATCGCTGCTTTGCCGAACTATTGGGACGAGCGCCGCGCCAAGCAGCAGAAGCCCGACAAGTCGCGCTGCGCCGCCGAGCTGCGCATTGCGCTGGCGGACATCCCGGAGCCTGCGCAGGCTGGCGGCGAGTGGACGCATGACGAAGCCGAGCGCCTCTCCAAGCGGATGGCTGGCATAAACAGCATCTTCCCAGGTGGCCACGCGAACCTGCTACGCGACGCGCTGAACGAGATGTTTCCGCGCAGTGCGCTGGCGGCGCTGAGCGCGAGCGAAGAGGCCGACGTGGCCAGGGCTGAGCGCAGCCAATGGGCGCCGGAGGGCGAGGTCCTACCGCTACTCGCCATCATCCGGCGACGCTTCGCCAAGGCCGAGCAGGCCGAGACGGTAGTGCGCCCGAGAGCCCCCACCAACAAGCCCGACGACGCCTACAAAGAGGGCTACGGCGACGGCTTTGCGCGCGGCGTCGAGTATGGGCGGGCGCTTGCGCAGTTGGGCAAGCCGTGACTGAGCTGGGCAACAAGGAGATCGCCGAAGCGCACGCTTCCCTGCGTCGCATGACGGGCGCCGAACCGTACGCCTCGACCGTCTTGCCCATGGCTCTCGAACTGCGCGCGGTCCGGAAGGCCGAGCGCGAGCGCGTGCTCAAGGCAATCGAGGCTGCCGGAGAGGGCCGGCCCACGGTGCCATGGCTGCACAACGTGCTGGCGGAACTGTGGAGGACGCCATGACCTTCTGGACCCGCCACTACTGGCGCCTCACTCCGATCGAGTGGATCTTCCTCCTCGGCCTGGCTGCGCTGTTCGCCTCGTTCGAGGAGTGCGCACGTCGGCCTAGCAGTCCGCCCGCGCTCAGTGAGAGGGCGTCATGAGAGCCCCGCCCAAGGTCCACAAGCGTCACCACCGCTATGACAAGGCCGTGTGCGGCAACCCCGACGTGCTCCTCACCAACATCAACGCCGAGGTGACGTGTAAGGCGTGTCTCGGGTGGCTGCCGTTGCAAGCGCGCAAGGCGGCCCAGGAGTCTGCAAAGGGAAAGGCCGGCTGACATGCGCCCGCCGCCGCCACCCACGCCCTACCTCGACGCGCGCCAGCTCAAGAGCGCCGCCAGCGTCTTGGCCAAGCACGGCTACCCGCACTTCGCAGCAGCCGTGCGGGACATCGGCGAGGCCATCGAGCGGCGGGCTGCACAGAGTGAGAGCGAGCGGCAGGAACAGGAGCGATGAATGGCTGATCTCACCAACGTCGAGCTGCTGGCGCGCGAGCTGCGGAAGGCGATCGGCAAGTCGACTGCAGGCAAGCAGCTGATTCGGGACGCATGCCGCTACACCCTGATCGTCACGGATGGCGAGTACACCGCGCTGGACGGCACGATCTTACCAAGGGAGCTGCGCCCCCTGTTCGACCAGCTCGTCGACGAGATGCCCAAGGAGCCTAACCCATGATCACCGTCGTCCTTGAAAGCCCCTACGCCGGCAACATCGCCGAGAACACGCGCTACGCCCGCGCCTGCATGCATGACTGTCTGCGCAGAAACGAAGCCCCGTTCGCGAGCCACCTGCTCTACACGCAGATCGGCGTGCTGTCCGACGAGCTACCCGAGGAGCGCGCGCTCGGTATCAAAGCCGGTCTCGCCATCGCCGCCGAGCTCGAAAAGACCGTGATCTACACCGACCTCGGCATCTCGCGCGGCATGCAGACGGGCATCGAGAACGCAGAGCGGTGCGGGCGGCCGGTCGAGTATCGGAAGCTGGGGAAGTGGTGATGGCTCGCCCGATCGTCAGCACGCCAGGTATCTGCAGTGGCTCGCCGCGCATCCGAGGCACGCGCGTCTCGGTGCACAAGATTGTGGTGGCGTTCATGGACGGCTGGTCATGGACGTACATCGCGCATCGGTACGGCATCACGGTCGACGAGGCCACTGCGGCGATTCGCTACCAGATGCGCACACAGCGCCGGAAGTGACCCTCGCGCGGGGGATGCGCGCACGGGGTTTTGGATTGGGGAAGGGTGGAGTGATGAGTGGCAACCAAGTCTATCGCCTCGGGGAGGGCGAACCGTTGCTCAGCGTGTCTCAGGTGGCCGAACGCCTTGGCGTATCGGATGCCGAGGCACGGCAGTTGCTCACCCGCGCGCCAGTTGTTCGCATCGGACTCGGTCCACGGCCGCTCATCCGCGTCCACCCGCGCGTGGTCGACAGGCTTGCACGCGGAGAGTTCAGCGATCCGCCTTCCGTGATTCAAGGTCGCGAGGTACTCCACCGGACATGCTGGCGCAAGTACAGCATGTCGCTCGGCCGCTACGATCGATTGATGGCCGCGCAGAATGACGCCTGCGCCATTTGCCGTCGCCCCTTCGCGAAGCGAGGTTTGGGCGACGCCAGTCCGTGCATCGACCATTGCCACGAGACCCGGCGCGTCCGTGGCCTGCTCTGCGGGCCGTGCAACCGCGGGATCGGCCACTTCCAAGACGACGTGGGACGCATCCGTCAAGCGGCGGCTTACCTCGGAGGGCACGAATGACCGACGACCAAGACGAGCTTTGCAAGGCGCTGACGGTGCTGGCCGAGGAGATGCGGGCGAGCCGTGAGACCGTGGCCCGGCTGGAGCAGACAGTCGGCCGGTTCGTCGTGGCCGCTGAACGCCAGCTGTCGAGCGGCGAGGCGGTGAAGCGCCGGGCCGAGCGTGTTTTGCGCGGAATGGACCCGGCGGAGATTGCCGAGATGAACCGCTTGCTTGATAAGAAGCTTGGAGGACGACGTTGAGTAGTACCAAGAGACGGCACGGTGCAGGGTCCATCAGGACGCGGACCCTACGAGATGGGTCCCAACGCTTCGACGTGCTTGTCCGCGGCGCCCCAGGCGAGCGCCAAAAGCAGGTCGGAAGCTTCGAGAGCAAGGGCAAGGCGGAGGCGATGCTGGCGCTGCACGCAGTGCGCCGGGCCGACGCCGGACACTACGTCCCCGCCGACATCGGCGTCCTCACGCTGCGCCGGCTAGGACATCTCTACCTCGATGCGCTTCCGGCCCACCGGCTCGTGACCGACAAGTCACGCTGGGCCGCCCGCGTGGAGTCGGCGGAGTTTATCGACTGGCCGCTCACACAGGTCAGTGAGATGACCGTGCGCCGCTGGGTCGACCTGATGGCCCGCACGGACATCGCAGACGGCAAGAGCAAGGGCAAGCGGCCCTCGCGTTCGACGCTCCAGAACGCGCTCAACCTCCTGCGCAGCGCGCTCCGTTGGGCCGTGATCCAGGGACACGTCGACACGAACGCGGCCAAGAACATCACCATCTCCGAGAGCACCATCGCGACGCCACACACCAGCGCGGTAGGCGAGATGTTCGACTTCCTCCGCGAGGACGAGGTCAAGAAGCTCATCGAGGCGGACCTGCCGCCCGCACAGAAGGCGGCGTTCACCTTGCTGGCCTTCACGGGCGCACGGCCCAAGGACCTGTACCTGCTGACCTGGGACCGGGTCGACGTGCGTGCCGCGCTTGTCCGGTTCCGCACGCATAAGAAACACCGCAACTACGTGGCAAGCCTGCTCCCTATTGCACTCGAGGCGATCCGAACCTGGTGGATGGCTTGCGGGCAGCCCGTGGCCGGCTTGGTGTTCCTCGGCCCGAAGAACTACGAACACCCGAAGGGGAGGCCGCACGCCAAAGGTTACGACTGGGGCTGGGCCGACTCCGAGCCCCAGCCTGGCAAGAAGTACGAGGGCTACCGCGTGCGCGCAGGCATCCGCCGGCACGTGCCGCTCTACTCGCTGCGTCACACCGCCGCGACGCACCTCCTGCTTGGCAGCGACCTCTACACGGGCGGCCGGCGCTGGAGTCCAGAAGAGGTCGCGAGCTTCCTCGGGCACGCCGACCTGAGCACCGTGCGCCGCTACATGGTGGGCCTTGGGATAGCCAGTATGAAGGCGGTCGAGGAAAGCCGCGTTGCGCTCAAAGAGCTCGCCGCGAAGAAGCGAAAGTAAGACTCGGCGCAAGGTGCGGCAAATGGCCTACAGACACTCAGATCTTCAAAGCATCGCCCGCGTTTTGTCCTAAAAACTAGCGCCGCGACATGCAGACACTCAGGATTGCCTCTGCAAAAGGTCTGCTGATGAACGGGATGATTGGGTAGGAGACGGCTTCGTAAACAGGTTCCCATGTCTTGTAAAGACCGGGAATCACAACAGAAAGTCGATTCCTCGATTCCTCAAGATTCCTCAACGCCCGTGTAGCTCAGTGGTAGAGCAGCGCATTCGTAATGCGCAGGTCGTCCGTTCAACCCGGATCGCGGGCTCCAGTGTTTCCCCTCCCTCGCATGACCTATATAGGTGGTCATGCTCTCGCTCCTACGCGACCTCTGGCGCGCCCTGCGCCGCCGCTTCTTCCCCCGCCCGGTGGTCCTCCCACCCGGCACCCGCGACCCCAAGCGTCTGCGCGACTGGGCGCCGCCGCCGGAGCGGGAGCCGCCGAAGGACGGACTTTGACGACAGCCCGCCGCCCGTGCGAGACCTCGACCATGGCCGATCGCGACCACACCCATGACGTCGAGCGCAGCCGCTCCTGCGACCGGTGCGGCGTCGAAGGCTGCCCGCTGGCGTTCACCGGCGACGGCTACGTGTGCGAGGGCTGCTGGCCGGACACTGCGCCGGACGAGATTGCAGTCCTCGACCAGCTGGCCACCTTCGAGCTGCGCATTGGGGAGCTACGCGGCATCGTCGCCGGCATAGGCGAGGCGTACCTGGCGACGCTGCCTGAGCTCGAGCGCCGGCTTATCATCGAGACGCGTGCGCACCTGGCGGCATACGACCGCGCCAAGCGAGGGGAGGGCACCGAGCCGCTGCCGGGCGTGTGCAAAAGCTGCAGCGACGTGAGGGGTCCGTGCCACTGCTCGCTCTGCGGAAGGACATACTGACGCCGCGCGCAACCTCTCCCCCGCCCCCGCCGATACCTCGGCCATGACCCACTGGACCCTCCGCCGCCTATCCCTCGGCCGCACCGCCTGCGAGCTCGCCCCAGCGCCCCAAGGCGGCCCGCCGCGCCTGTCCCTCGAGGTCTACGACGGCGGCGGCTACGCGCCCTCGCACGGAGTGTGGCGCGTGGCGGGGAGGGTGGTCTTGGTGGTGGAGGCGGGGAGTGGATAGCGGGCGCGAACTTGCGCAGGCGCAAGAGCCGATGCAGCCTACGCGCCATGACACCCGAGCGGCACGCGGCCATCGAGAGCGAGATCGCCATGATGCGGGCCGCGCAGGTGGCCGTCTATCACATGGCGCTGAAGGTCGACGCTCACGAGTTTCAGATCTTTGCGGCGCTGATGAGCGCGTACGCAGACCTCTGCGCAGCCGCGCTCGCGCAGGGCGTCGACTACGTCGAGAACGCGGACGACGCCAAGGCGCCCCCTGGCAAAGCCCGCTACATCGGACAGAAGCTGCACCGCTTGCTCGGGCCATGGATGGCCCGCACGGACTTCCGCGAGCAGCTGCTCAAGCACTTTCTCGACGAGGGCGCGTGAGCATGGCCGCAGCGCCCGCCACTCAGCTAGACTCGCCCCGCTTGGCCAGTCGCTGCCCGTGACACAGGTAAGAGTCGCCAAAGTACACGGCGGCCGCCAAGCCTCTACGCCACCAGCGGCGCCTGCGTCTCCACCGGCCACCGATACCCCAGCACGCGAAACACGGGGTACGCGCTCACGCTGACGGCGTTGCCCTGGTTGCCGCCGAGCAAGAGCACGCGGTCCTTCTGCGCACCGACCCAGAACGCGACGTGCCCCTGAGACAGGTCGTTCCCCCGCTGCAGCACCACCACGCAGCCGAGGCGCGGCCGGGTGAGGGCCTTGCCCCAGCTGAGCCAGCTACGGGCGTTGGCGCGCGCTGGAGAGGGGATGCCGGCCTGCTCCATCACCCAGCAGGCGAAGGCCGAACACCACGGCGTTTCGTCGCCGGCCTGAGGCGCAAGTCTCGTCGCCGAGAAGTACTGCACGATGCGCGCGTTCGCGGCCGGCCCGGCGATCTCCTTCTGCCCGAGCTCGGCACGCGCGATGCGCAGCCACGGCGGCGCGTTCTCCTCGCTGTTGTCGCTGGTCGGCTTCACGGCTAGTGCTCCCCCGGCTTGTCACGCCGCAGCTGCTCGAGTCTTGCGTCGATCTCCGCCTCCGCCGCCCGAAGCCTGGCCCCGTGGTCCCGGATGGCCGTGAGCTCTTTGCGTGCCTCGGCCACGTTGCCTTGGTGCCGCTTCCACAGCTCGCGCCCGAGCGCGGACAGCTCGGGCAACATGATCGCAAAAAACTTGGCCCAGCTGAGCGCGCTCACGGTGCACCTCCGACGCGTAGGGCGGTCCAGTCCGCGCGAATCTGCTCGAGCAGCAGCTGTGCCTGGTCGAGCTCGCCGGCGTCGGCAGACTTGACCGCTTGCTCGTGGTGGTAGCGAATCTGCTCAAAGCCTTCGCGCACGGACTCGCAGCGCGCGCGCACGTGGTCGATGGTGGCCTGCGCATGCTCGAGGGTGACGAGGCCCGCCTCGGCCTGCGCGACGGCCACCTGTTGCGGCACGATGCAGCCGTCCATCGCGACCGAGTAGGCCGGGTCGATCACCTGCGCGAGCACATCGAGGGCAGTGCGCACGCGCGTGTCGGCGGTGGCGTCGGCGGCACAGGCGTAGGCGAAGAGGAGCAGCAGAACGATCGCCGTGTCGCGGACCATGGCCGGCCTCCTCATGGGTTACGCCTCGGCGGCACGGGTGTCGGGCGCGCCTCGAGCGTGGTGAAGACGGGCGGCGCCGGAAGCTTCGGCACGAACGACGGCGGCACGCTCCCAGGCGGCGCCTGTGACGGGCGCAGCGATGACAACTTGGCCTCGGTGAGAATGCCCAGCTGCTGCTCGTTGACGCTGGCGAGCGCAGCCGGCGCGATGCTGCGCGCAGCCGTCTTGGCGACCTCGAGCTTCTCCTCGCCCGTGCGCGGACCCTCGACGATGAGCTCACGCGCGAACTTGCGCGCCTGCTCCTCGGCGTAGGCGACGCCGGCTGCGATGGCCGAGTCGACCCTGAGCTGCTGCTCAACGCTCACCTGGACGCCGCTGAGCGCGGAAAGGTGTCTCACCACCTTGCGGCCAAGCGTCACGGCGAACGTCGTCAACAGCGCCGCCAGCGCGGTCACGATCAGGAGCAGCGCCGTGAGCAGCGCCTCGGACTGTTCTGGGGTCAGTTGCGCGAGCATAGGAGCCTCCCTGGATCTGACGCATCAGCGCAACGTTCTCGGCGTGCGACGCCTCGGCCCGCCCACGCTCCTCGGTCAGCGCCGCCGCACTGCGCCGGAGCTCGGTCTCGAGCTGGTCGATGGTCGCGCGCTGCCGGCGTATGTCCTCCTCGGCGGTGGCCCGGACGCGCCGCAAGGCTGCATCGCGCTCGTCCAGCTCCAAGAGCGCACGCGACAGCTGAATGCGCACGGCCGACAGGTCCACCTCGCGGCTCATGCTCGGGCGCATGGGCAGAGCGGGCGGCGCCTTGGGCGGGACAGTCGGCGGCGTCGCGACCTCTGCGGCCTTCAGAGCGCGCGTGTTCTTGCCATTGAGGTGGCCCGCCAGCGCCGTCAGACCGGCAGTCAGCGCGAGCGCCACTGCCTTGCCTACCGTGTCGCCGTTCTGGGCCCACCACGTCACTCGCCCTTGACGTCTTTGAGCACGCCCTTTTCATGCAGCACCTTGCGTACGCGCTGCTGCTGGTCATGGGGCAGGCGCTTGAGCGCGTCGCGCAGGGCGTCCTGGAGGCTGTGCGGCTTCTTCTCCTTCTTCTGATCGGTCATGACAACACCTTGTTTCGCGGCTCTATCCGCACCCTGTATCCAGGACTCTCGCTTTCCGCGATCAGAAGCCAGTGAGCCTTGCAAGCGCCGCACGTGAGCTCTTGTTCACACGGAATACGTGTCAGCGTGAACTTGATATAGCGCCTGCAGTGCAGACACTTCGCGGCGCTGACGTGCCAGCCGAAACCAAACGCGGAGAGATCGGGCTGCTCGCTCATGGCGCACCTCCTTCGCCGCCGACGTCGGGCTCGTCGGGTGGGTCGAAGATGGGCATCGTCTCGCCGTTGGGGCCGGCCCTGTCGGTGATGAGGGTCGACTCACGAGAGTAGACAAGACCGATCGGCAAGATGCAGTCGCCCCACTCGGGAATGAGACACGCCACGCAGCCCCACTGCCCCGCGATAACGCGCATCTTGTATAGGTGGTCGACTTCGATGTCGTCGCCCTCGATGAGGTTCGAACCCGCCGCGACTTCGGGATCGAAGGTGCTGGCCTGTTCGCTTTTGAAAGCGTCGATCAGCTCTTGCTGCTCGGATGATATGTCCTGTCTTTCCATCTTGAAGCCCTCCCCGTCAGACTACGAATGCGCGCGCGAAGATGTCCGCGCGCGTGATAGCGGCGCTGCCCACGACATTGGACAGCACCATGGGCGAACCGCCGAGCTCGTCCGGGATCGTCGTCACACCTGGCGTGAACGTCGACACGCCAGCGAGGCGCCGACCGTTCCACAGGTGCGCAGTCTTGCCGGGCACCGCTTGAATGACGGCGTCGTTCGCGAGAATGGCGTCGTGCTGCGCGTACAGCTCCGCAACGCTGAGCAAGGCATTGCCGCCGCACATGCCGAGCTGGTTGGCGTTGTCCTGCGGCGACCCGCCGCCCGCACGCGTGGCGCCCCAACACAGGTTGCCGGTGTCCGGCGTGTAGCCGCTGGCAAATGCAGTGCCGAGCCCGATCTCGGCGCGCTTGTAAAACACGCGCAACTTCTGCTGCGCTGCGTCCCACATGAGGCTCAGGACGGCAAGCTTGCCAATATCAGAAGCGGAGATCATCGCGACGCCGCCCGTGGTCATCACAGCGCCGTTGGCGGCCTGCACCTGGTAATTGGCGCCGTTGAGCGTGAAGCCGAGGAAGCCGGCGCTGCCCGTGCTTTTGTGGACGAACCGCTTGCCGCCGGCATTCGTCGCAATCTGCTGCGTGGTCACGGTGAGCCACCACGAACCTGTCGTGTTGCCGATCTGGACGTTGGCTGCCTCGAACGCATCACCATACGACGCCGACATGAGGAAGCCGTTGGCGATCGGACTCGTCTCGTAGCTCCACAGCCGCTCGGTGCGCTGGGCAAGGGTGAGGCCACCGGCAGACGACACGCCGCCGACGCGCGTCAGGTGGTCCGTGCCCACGCGGTCCAGCACCACGGCCGGCACTGCGTCGCCGCCGCTGGCAAGCGTGTCGGTGGTGAGGTCGTGGGAGAACCGAGTCTTGCTAGGGATCGGGATCGCTGGCATGCGACCCGTCGCGCGCACGGTCGCGGCGAACTGCTGCAGCTCGGCAAGCGTCGGCTCCGCATCGCCTCCAGCGATGCCGAACACCGAGGCGAAGGGCGCCGGCAACGTCCCATCTTCGCGCGCACCAAGCGACCCCCGCGCGCCAACAGGGACGACGTATCCCGTGGACGGAGCGTCGGCGCCAGCTTGAACAAGACCGCTGCCATCGTCCACGTAGAGGCGAACGACGCTGCCGGTCGTCACCCCGACAAACAGCGCTGGTCTGCCGAAAAGAGGTGACACGGAATACCAGGGGGTCGGGTTCACCACGCCATTGTTGAAGACGGAAAATCGAAAAAGATTCGACGATCCTGGCTCGAACGTCCACCCGCGCAATGTTGGAGAAAACTGTGCGCACTCGAAGCAGGTAACATTGACGGTCTGAGTATCTATTCTGCCAAACCACGCCTTCCACTGCGCAGCAGCACCCACCATGCCCAGCGGATCAACTGCCGTCAGGAATCTGTTCGCCGCACTAAACCCCATCGCCCCCAGCGTCCGGCGCCCATCGATCGCCGGGTCAATCACGCGCACCACAGGCGAGCCCTGCCGCGCGAGCGCATCGACCGGCGCGCGCGTGATCGTGTCTGTCAGCTGCGCCGGTGCCGTCTGCCCGTCGACCACGACGGTGCCGCGTAGCTCGTCGCGTAGCGATGCGCGGTGCGTGATCTGCATGCCGTCTGCAGACTCGGGGAAGTCGCCGCGTGCGCGCGTCGCGTCCGCAAACGCCTCGAGCTGGGCTTGCGTCGGCGTGCCGCGAAACTGGACCATTGCGATGATGTCGCCGTCTGTGTATGGCGCAGTCGCAGAGGACCTGCCCAACATGGTGTTGGACGCTGCAGGCGTGTAGCCGACGATGGGCGTGGGGATGTCGAAGGGCTCGGCGCGATGCTGGTGGACCCGAAGCGCGGAACCGTTGTCGATGCCGATCCACAAGCAGACCTTGCCAAGGATCGACGTCGTGTGTATCGGACCCTTCGAGAAGACCGTAGCCGGAACCGAGCTCGTTGCCGCCATCTGGATTCCGGCCGCCGAGTGATACTGCAGAAACCCGGACGCGCCGCTCACGCGACCACCCATCGAGGTAGTACCCGTGATCAACAAACGCGGCCGATAAATGAACGCCAGCCCAAACCCACTCGCCACGCCAGCCTCTCCACCGCCCACCGCAGTCTGGAAAAAGTCAGCCGCCGAAAACCCGCTCAGCCCCAGCAGCGCCTCCACCCCCGACTGCGCTTGCCCACCACCGCCCGTGCCGCCGCTACGCCCGCCCGGCATGCGCCGCATCGTCTGCGGGATGCGCCGGTAGCGAGCTCGCGTGCGCTCCGTGCTCACGGCTCAAGTCTCCGCCAGATGACAGCGCGCCACGCCCGCCACGGAGCCTTGCAGGGCGAACGTGGTCGCGGCCCCGGGGAAGGGCACGTCCAGCCACTGGTCTTTTGCGATCCGGCCAGCGCCGCCCACAGGCGCCGTGAGCACGATGGGATTGCCGGCCTCGGTCGCCGCCGCCGCCTTGTCCACGACAGCGAGCGAGGCGTCCACGCTGATCAAGTAGTAGACGTCGGCCGTCTCAGCCTGGATGCGCACGATGGCGCCCTTCCACGCGTCCGGCACGACGAAGGTTTTGTTCGCGGTGGTCACGGTGATCGGGTAGGGCTCGCCTTTGAGGGCGCCGCGTAGGCTGGCGGCGGCGACCTGAGCCTTGTCGTAGGTGACAAAAACGTCTTTGTTGAGTGCCATCGTTCTGGCTCCCTGACTGTTAGAAGTTGCGCGGGCCGGGATCGGTGAACATCACTTC